AGCTACCTGTTATTACAGTACTACCGTTTACATCTAGTTTTGCACTTGGTATTGTTGTACCTATTCCTACGTTACCTGCTTGTGTAATTCTCATTACATCAGCACTGTTCATTTGAAAGTCTAATGGCTGATTTATATTACCTACGTTTATCCTAGCATGACCTCCTGTATTATTCGGTAGTAGTCTTATTTCTGTACCACCAGCAGATTGAGCTTCCATTGTTAATAATCTACTTCCTGCTCTAGATAGTAACAGGTTTCCAGAACCCGTTATATCTCCAGTCATATTTAATGGACCTGTTATTTGTGCTGAACCTGTTATTCGTAATGAACCTGTTATTTGTACCAAAGGACTAGTTATACCTAAGAGTGGAGTAGACATATCTATGAAACCTCTTTTAACAGTTATAGCAGAGACTTCAGTGTTACTATAAGTTGATCCATAAAGTACTATCCCTCCGTCAGGGTTTGCTGTTATACGAACATTCCCGAATCCATCAGAATCGACATTATCTGTAGAATAGAAAACAAATTCACTATAGGCTGGGGATAGTGAGTTATATACGTTAAAATATCCTCCGGAAGTACCTCCTGGTGGTGTTACTCCTGTGTAAATGTTTTGTCTAATAGTTGCATTACTAGATACATTTAAAGATCCTGTTATAATTACATTACCATTTACATCTAGTTTAGCTGTTGGAGCTGAAGTTCCTATCCCTACATTACCCTGGTGGTTGATACGCATACGTTCTTCTGGGAATGCACCACTATTAGCTAGTCCAGTCCAGAATGATAAAATACCTCCTCCGGCATTTCCTGAACCTGCTGAGGAATTTACAGTTGCTCTAATTTGAGAAGAAGCATAGCTTGTACCTGAAGCTAGTCCTGAGAATTGTAAGATTCCTAAAGTATCTCCTCCAACTATAATTCCCCTTGTATTACTTAAATCTATTACTGCTCCTGTAGAGCCAGTAGGTAACCCTATAGCTAGATTAGGCGTAAACCCATAAGTTGGAGCTACAGTAGATGATCCTGATCCTACTGTTAATGAACCTGATATTTGAACTTGTGATCCTGATGCATAGATAAGATTTGATCTACTACCATCTGATGTTCCATTTCCTAAAATAAAAGCAGATTGAAATGGTGAAGTTATATTATATTGACCCTGTACGTGTTGGAAATTTCCTAATGCTGTTGTATAAAGGCCTTCAGTATGTGAACCTGTTCCCGATGATATGGTAGACTGTCCTTCAGCATGTGACCAAGGTCCTAATGAGTTATTGGTAAGCCCTTCTGCATGTGAGTAGTCTCCTGATGCTATTGTACCTCCACCTTCTGCATGTGAATAGTTTCCTGATGCTGATGTGTAGCTTCCTTCAGCGTGTGACCAACTTCCTATTGATTTGGCATAATCACCTTCTGCATGTGAGTAGTCTCCTGATGCTACTGTATTAGCTCCTTCTGCATGTGAGTAGGCTCCTGATGCTGCTGTATAAACTCCTTCTGCATGTGAAGCTGGTCCTAATGTTGTTGTGGTGGATCCTTCTGCATGGGAGGCATTTGCTAGTGCTTTTGTATTATATCCTTCTGCATGTGAGTAAGTTCCTGATGCTGTTGCTTGCTGCCCTTCTGCATGTGCACCTATTTCTAATGCCAGTGTTAACCGTCCTTCTGCATGTGAGTAGGGTCCTGATGCTATTGTCTGATCTCCTAGCCCTAAGTTAAAAGCAGTTGTGGTAGCTGCTTGTACAAGACTTCCTGTTGTATGTAATACTAAGTTATTTCCTGATTGAGATGCTGAGTAGTATAGTGATGAAAAGTTAGTATCTACCTGTCCGTATGTAAGTACTGATCCTGTTACTATTCTTAATGTTATTCCCATGTTTTATTTTTTAAATATCTATTTTTACTACAATTGTCATTTCTGTATTAGCAGGTTTAGGTACTGGTTGTGCCATTTTTCCCACTGCAATCAATTCGTTTGCATCATTATACAGCCCTACTGTTGTTATATACGGTTGAAAAGAACTTCCTGTTACATTATTTTTTAATGCTCCATCGTTAACACTTCCGGTTGTTGAATAAACATTTCCGGTACTATCGTAGATCGTCTTTATAGATCCACTCAATGCTGATGGATTATAGGTGTAGTTATACTCCGACTCTCTTAACTTACAGTGATAATTATATGTATAAATAGGTTGGCTTGATTTAAAAGCTACACTACTAATACTACCGTATACATAGTCTCCTTTAGTAATTACTGCTATTCCATGGGTGTATATAATATCCCCTACATACTCTCTAGGGGAACTCCCTGATATGTAGAGGCTACCTTCTAAATCATCGAGAATATTCCTATTTACAAACTGTAAGTTGATTGCTCCGTAAAAACCTAGTGTAACTCCAGGTTTTATACTTGTTCCGTATAATGCTCTCGGAATTGATACAACTAAAGCGTCTCCAGTAAGATTTCTAGATTCTGAGTTATATAGGGTGGTCTGTGGGTAGTAGTCGAATGAATGTGAAACTATGTTCCCTAGAGATTTACTAGGGTAGTATAGTTGCGATAAGCTGCTTTTATAACTTTCGTCTGCTAATGTTGTGGCTATCTCGTAAGTGGGATACTGAGCGAGAGGTATTGACCACTGCTTATGAGCAACGTAGGTTGTTATATAAGCATCCTGTTTGTTTAATTTTTTGTAAGCACCCATTCATTAAAAGTCAAGTTTAATTCGTATTAATGCTTCTTTTGTAAAGTCTTTAATTAATGGCTTTGATAGTTTTGCTACTCCCAATAAGTCGTTATTATCGTTATACAGTCCAATTGTAGTCATGTAGGCTTGTGGTGTATTTATCATTATACTGTGCCTTAAATCACCAGAGCCTGAGATGTTAGATGGGTTTGTTGAATAGTTAAACTCTGTATTTCTAACTCTAACAAAGACGTAGTTTGATGTAATTGTCTCTTCTGATCTAACACTGAAGTTTGATCCAGAAATAATTGCATTAGTAAACGCTTGCTTATTATTTCCTTCTGCATTATAACTTTCAGATACAAGTAAATTAATTCCGTAAGTAGCATCCTTAAGTGCATTGGCATTAAATACAAATATACCTACATCTGGTAAAAATTTACCAAAAGATCCTGATGCTACAGTAAAGGTACTGTTAGCGCTATAGACTCCATTTGTAATTGAACCACTAACTATGTCGTATACTCTTCCAGCATCTACATAAGAGAGTGTGCTTATAGTAGTACTATTGTCTATAAGAGTAATTGTCTTACTCCCACTTGTAAGTGTTAATTCAAAACTACCTGGTAGTAATTTTTCTTTAAATCTAGCTCTATTAACTGTTATTACGTGTATTGAGTTTGGTGTAGGTCCTCCGAAGTTAAAATCTGTATTCTCATCTCCGTTAATTAAGGTTCTGTACTGTCCGTATATCACTGATGAAGGAGACTTACCTATCTCTGTAGGAGTAATTAACACAGAACCACTTCCTTTACTGTTTCCATAAGCTGTAGAGAATTGAACATCTGCTACAGTTGGGGTGTACACATTGTAGTAATACTTTCCTGATGATAGGTTTGCTTGTGTACCAAGGGCCATAGAAGTTAGTTTAGTTACTTGATTTGACCAAGCTGGTGCTACTACTGAGTCTGCACTTAATGCTATATCTTCTGTATCGAATCTTTTAAATGACATATACTATTTAATTTACTTTTGTGATTGTTACTGGAATTGTTAGTCTAGCTCCTGAGTCTCTACCTACTACTGTAATGGTTGTCTGTAATGATGTATTTGTTCCAAATAAAGTGTTAACTGTTGTAGCAGTTAAGTTAATAGAGGTCCCGATTACTGTTTTAGATACATTAGTCCCTAGTGTAGTTGTTGAGTTTAATGCTACTGCTTCTGTTGTATTAATTCCTACTCCATTAAATGTGTTTAATACTCTAGCATCTGCTATAGTTGCTACATATCCTCCTGCTTCAAAAGTATTTGTACTACTAAGGTAGTTTAGGGTTTGAGGTGTGATTGCAAGTGATGCTCCTTGTTTTAATACTATTGCTGCGAATCCTAAATCTATTACCGGTAGCTTGGCTGTACCTCTTGGAAGAGTTGTCAGTTTATACTTCATAATTTGCGACTCATCAGGAAATGCTTCTAGTAACGGCATTGCTTCAATAGCTTCTCCGTAGTATGCAGATCCGGATATGTGAGCTGGGTTGTAAAGAGTATAGTCTATTTCATCATCTGCTAAGGCAAATTGTGTTATTTTAAAAGAACCATCTCCTCTTGCAAGTAGTTCTCTTCCTTTTTTTGTTAAAATTGCATCTACAGTTACTACTGTATTACTTAAGTATCCCATTTTACTTTGTTTTTATTAATAAATATATCGTGTTATTGTTTCTATATAAATGCTCTAGTGCTTCCACTTATTACGTATCCATCTATACTAAGGGTTAGAATCCCTTCAGTACCCTTTATCTTTAATTTACCCTCCTGTACAGCAGTAGTCTTTGCCTTACCTATCTGTAATATCTGAACAGGTACTATCCTGTATATTACGTCTCCTGCTATGTACTGTTCACGAGAAGTTTTTGAATAACTCCTTACTGTATTAATTGCTGAAGTTTCTCCTAATAGTATATTCCTTGTTATAAATTCGTAAGGAGTATATATTCCTGGTGGGGTTGGTGTATTTACTTTTAATACCTCTCCGGTAAAGTCTCCTGTAGTTTTACCGCTTATTTGCAGAAGGTCTCCAATTGCTATGTCTGTATTGGAAGCTGGTAATGTACTTGTTACTGTTTGTAGTATTAAGGTAGTATTATTAATGTCTGTTGAGAGTTCTAAGTTTAAGCTTTCTACTGTATATGCAGGTGTTGATAATTTACTTACTGCGAAATAATCTATATACACTATGTTACCTGTAGATACTAAGTTTTCTATATATGCATCTGTTACATCTTTTGTAAAGAATGCTCCTTGAAAAAACGCTCCTTGTAAAAACGGATCTGTACCCGTATTTGAGGTTGTATCTAGCTTACTTCCTTGATATCTTGCATTTACCCAAGGTGTACTTGTGTAATTACTATCCTGTACTGTAGCAAATGGTGTGGCATTGGCTAATATGTTAGGTAGGTTTACAGGATTTGTTTTTGATGTAGGTGTTGGGTTTACTCTATCGCATTTATATATATAGCTAGATTCTCTAGGTTTATTAATTACTAACTCTAAATCGTAGTCTACTGCTTTACGAAAAAAAGATACAACAGGGTACTCTAATAACATAAGAGGACTATATTCTTCATAACCTTCTGAACCGGTTGTAGGGGAGTTTATAATTGTTCGTTGATCTTCTGGTGAAAACGCATATATAAAATACGGACCGTTTACAGTTTTTTCTACCCGTCTATATGGTACATCAGAGTCTATGGTCTGTATGTTCTGTATAGGGCCTACTCCTGGAATATTTATATCTATTGCTGTAACTTGTTCTAGTAGTTCTAGTGTATAGTCAGTTAGTTTTAAACCTATTGCATCCACTCTTACTATATTACCTGGGTAGTTATTAAATAGTATTATTATTTCGTTTCCGTATGAGAGAAAACCAGGGGCGGCGTATCCCTGGGCCCAATATAGTTGTGTTACGTAGTTTCCAAAGGTGATTAAACCTTCGGTCCTATTTGCTGCTAAATATTTGAATTCTGCTAAAGTCATTAGTTGTTATTTTTACGAAGGTTCAGATGTTCTAAATAATGCATATTCAAAAGTTATGTTTGCTGGTGCGTTCCCGTCTACGGCTCTCATTAATACGTTAAAAGAAGCGGTCCCTTTGTCTTTAATTGTTATATAATTTGCTGCGTTTTGCCAAGCTACGGTTGATGAACTAATTGAAAATACCACATTGTAATTTATTGTATCTACTGTGTTAAATATTATTGTAAATATTTGATCATATGCTGCTGTGCGTACTAATGCCTGAGTTCCTGCTATTATAAATCTATTATCTATACAATCTACTATTGCTAGAGAAACTGCTCTATGATCTGCAGGAGATATTTTAGCAGGCTTATTTACTATATTTGTATTTATTAATGCTAATGTTGTATCTTTTTGTGTTGCCATTTTATTTAGTTTATTACTTACCTACCCTACTATATAAATAATATAGTTTCTGTTACTATTGCTAGCCAATCAAAATTTAGATTTTGAGGACCTGGTGCCCACTCCCCTATTACTATTGAAAAAGAGGTTGATGTTTTAGTTTTGAGATCCCACAATCCGTCATTATCGTAATCCCATTGATTTACACCTCCTGTAATTAGTGAAGTAAAATGTCCGACTATTGTATAGTTCAGTCCCGGGATTGTTATTCCGAGTGATATAGGTCCTATAGTGATAAGTCCTCCTGGTATATCTCCAATATAGTGGGATCCTCCGGCTACAACTTGTCCTGTAACATAATTTAAAGATTCTCTTGCAACTTCGTTATGCTCTAGTGCAGTTATCTTGTCTGTTGGGGATGAACTTAAGTTTGTATTTATCAAAGTATTCATTTCTCCTCTTGTCTTTGCCATTGTATCTTATTTTTAAGTTTATAACTACTTACTATATTACTATATATCATTACTAAGGTTAACTACTACGTAGTGAAATTTACTATTACCTTGTCTGTAATTTCTCTTACATTGTGCTGTGAATCCAGTAGTAGTTTTATTTGCTATTGCTACTGAGGTTTGATGTGAGTATGGGTATGTAGTATTTGTAACTGATGTTACACTTACTAGGTAGTTTGTTGTATATACTACTTTTGGAAAAGTAACAAAGAAAGATAAAAATCCTGTATTATTTGCATGGGTAAACGTACCTGCAGTTAGTATTCTAGCATCTACACGATCTAGTATTGCTAGCTCAATCTCTTTATGCTCTTCTTTTTTTATATTCGGAGCTGCATCTGCTATGTAGTCGTTTATTAGTGTATTTAATTCTGCTTTTGTTTTTAGTGCTGCCATGTTGTTATTTTAATCTATTATATTGAACCTGTTATGTAATCGTCTGCTGAGTAGTCGGAAGGATTGTACGTTGTACCTCCTATTGTTACCACTCCATCACTACCTGTGAATGTATAATTGATTGCTGATAGTCCTGTTACTATTGGACGGATATAAATACCTGTTGCTCCTGCTAGTGATGCTGTTGTGTAATTTGATGTATATGTTACTGTTCCTGAAACTACACTACCTGATAGTTCGTTATTCTGTAGATTAAGTACTGTGTAAGTATTATTTGCTGAACTTGTAACAAATCCTGAACCTGTTCCTTCTGTAGGTACTAACCTATCGTTTGCTTTTACTGTTAATATGTTCTTATTAATAGTAAATGGTAAACGTGAAGATGTTATTTCTGGGTAGTATATATCTGATGGAACTCTTACGTATACTTCGTAATTTCCACTAGTTGTTGGCTGGTTTGATTGTGTTGTATATGTTGAGCCTGTAAATGGACTTCCGTAATAGTAATACGTCCTTGCACCTGGTGTATCTGGGAAGAATCTATTTGTTAGAGTACTTGTTTTCGGTCCTTGTGGTATCCCATCATATAAGTAATTACTTCCTGATGTATCCATTACTAATGATACTTGCGGCTGTACTAGTATATCTCCTGTTTTTTGAATACATGAATCTACGCTAATTGGATCACTTACCTCTACATATACGTAACTTCCAGTATCAACTGTAAAAACATAACTTCCTGAATTACTAATGCTGGAGGAAATAGTTCCGCCGTTAGTATATAGGGTGTATGTTAAGTTTGTGTTATATGGTGATGTAAACCATGTGGTTAGGTCGTATGGAGTGTTTTGCTGTACAAGTGTTGTTGATCCTGATGATGTTAATGATATTGAACAAAAACTTGTTGTATACACCTTTAACCCTGTACACCCTACTATCCCTGTCTTTGATGCGGTAATGGCAAAAGTAGTGTAGTTGGTTAGCATTGGGAAGGCACTAGCGGTAGCTGTTATGTTTGTTGATCCTGAGTAATATGTAACATAACCGTCTCCAGGTATACTGAATGCAGTTCTTATATCTACGTTTTGAGGGAGTGTGATATTTACTGAAGGATATGTTGGTTCTATTGCACAGATATTTGCAGGGAAGTCTTTTATTAATATCACATTCACAGGTACTGCATCATATATGTCTACTTTGTATGGATTTGCTTCGTTTAATTCCCCATTTGATACTATTACCTCTGTTCCCCCTAACTCTCCTGTATATAGTGGTTGATCTGTACCTTGGTTAGTATAGCTATTTGCTAAACCTTGAGGTGTTTGTAATACCTCTGTCCAAGAAGTATCTGAAGTTCCTGTGGAGATTATAAAAGCTCCGCCATCTGATCCTGTTATAAAGGCAGTATCGATTGATCCTGTATACTCTGGCTGTGTTCCTGTAAGAGTTACTGATTTTGCTTTAGACCTATTAAGTAGGTTTGGTTTAATAATTATACCTGTGTCAGCAGTTGCTTTAGCTGGTATAAAATCTTTAATTGTTTTAAAGATTGTATTATCAAAAAATTTAATTAATCTTACATAATCTTGCAAGTTATACTGCTCTAGGTTTCCTAAGATTCCTTCAGCTAATGCTCCAAGTCCTGAATAGTTGTCGGACGTTAGGTTACTTGGATCTCCTAAATACCTGTCAATGGTAAAGGTAGATATTGAGTTTGATAGAATATATTCATCAACATTATCTGTAGGAGAAAACCCTACCTCGATAAGATGTAAATCATCTGTGTATTTTGAATCTCGCTTTACTATAGAGGTAAAGTTTGATAAGGTACTTCCTGTTACTATGCTACCGGTATTATCTAAACGTACTTTATCTATAGATGAAGTAGATGTTCTGTAGTCCCCAAAAAATGGAAGATTATTCGTATCTCTACCTCCTGATAGTCTTATGTCTAAAATATCTCCCGGTATACCGTAACAGTTTATTAACGCTCTTAATCCTCTTTCAGTTCCTTTAGATTTTAGAAGTAACGGTAAGTTGTGGTAGATACGTTTTTGTACTTCTTTTTGGTAATCATTATATGAGGTAGGCTGAATAGGAGTGTTTGATCCTGTTAAAGAGCCTGTTATGTAGTGATTAATTACCTCGCTTCCTGATTGGTAGGATTGTCCTATAAATGTACTGAAGAGATCTTCAACTGATTTATTAGAGGTATATAACTTTACTCCAAAGTTTCTTAACGCCTCTGCAACTAAATCTTTTGATATACCAAAATCTATCCTATTATCAGCATCATACTTATCTGTTACTGCTTTTGCATATAACCACAAGTTATCAAAGTGCTGCCCTACCATATAAACAAACGTCAAATAGTTTTCATTGTTTGCATCATCTCTTAGGTAGGTTGGGATACTGTATACCAACGAGTTGTAGTTTGTTAAATCATACTCGATTGCAGTTGCAATTTGACCTGTATACCAAGTTATCGATTCTGGATCTGTGCTAAGTTTGTTTACGTATGGCTTAGTTGTGTTACTTTTTGGCCAAGAACTACTTCCTGATTCGTAGTATAAGAATCTTTCATAGTGATCAAAATTATCTACAACACCTGTTATTAATCCTTCGTAGTACGTTCTACTTCCGGATACCCCTGTAGAGCCTAAGGTTGCGTTAGCAATTGAGGCTATGCTTCCAGAATAGGTCTCTATTAGATCTACTTTATATTTAAAGTTTAAAAGCCGTTCTTGTGCTGATGAGAAGTGTATAAAGTCATTAAATGTGGTATAATCAACACTTATATCTATTCCTTTTTCACTAACGGTTGAAAATATTTGATTGTTGGCGTTATTGACTGGGTAGCTAAATAATTCGTCGTAATTATAGTACTGTGTTGGGATAACACTTTCGTCTACTATATCAATGTTAAAGTTTGGAGATCTTAGGGTAGGGGCTACTTCTGGTTGTATTACAATTTCAGAGTCTATTTCATACGCTACAGAGTCAGATACAATATCGACTATGTTTAATGTACTCTTTATTCCATAAGTAGTTGGAAGCGGTTCGTATAACTTAACTACTACTACTTTTTCAGACCCTACATCTAAAGTGTCTATATTAGTTGCAATAAATAAATCGTTATTCTTGAAATCTAACCTAAATCCTGTAAAGTATGATTGGCTCTCTAGTTTGGTTTTAATAAGAGATGTGGTAGAAGTTATTACTTCTGATGATAGATTTAAGGTCGATAAGCTTATTTCTGTTCTATCAGGAGAGATGTCCTGTATGTAGAACTCTACTGTATTATTATCTTCTGTGTATAAATCATTTAAAAAATGATACAATAACTTTACTCCTCCATTTTCGTACCCATAAGCTTTACTGTCTTGAATAGGGTCTATAGTTATTACCGATGCCCCAGCTTGTCCAGCAGATTGTGCATTTCCTAATAACTTATAGGAATTATATGTATAACTACTTTCTAATAAATCGTCTGCTAGGGAGAGTATGTGTATCTCTGAATAGTGCTTGGCAGGGTCAAATACGCTATTAACTTGAAAGGAGCTTATTAATGCTTTATCCTGTTCAGAGTATTGCTCAAAACCTGTTATAGTTTCCGGGGAATCTTGAGTAACTGTATAAACTATATCTGCCATCTATGCTATGTTTGTTTCTAGTGTAAGTACCTGTTGGTTTAGTGCTAGATTTTCTTCTCTTAATTGTGCTATTTCATCCAACAGCGGTTGTATATCTTCTGTAACTCTGTCAAATGTTAATAATTCAGAACTCTTTTTTACTAAATATTCATGTGAATCTGTCTCTCCTGTTACATCTATAACGTAGTACAGTTTTTCATATAATCTAAATAACTCTTCAGGAGTATCTGTATCCTCTTCTGGTACTGGTTGTGTAAAGGTACTAAATGTACTATTAACTACCTTACCAAACTCTGTAGTACTAAATACTGTTTTCTGTATATTAATATCGTTAGCCATTTCTTACTACTTTAAATATATTTTGGTTATCTACTACCGTAGTACTCCCGTCTAAAGTCGTTTTTACTAATATACGATAATATCTCTCCGGTTGCAAGCCATCCATATACACATCAAAGAACGCTCCGTTTGAATCGCAGCTTATCTTTGTAAATTTAGTATCAAAATTAACGACCATTTCTTCTGTATTTTCATCTCTTAATCCCCAGTATGATGCTGAAGGTAGTGCGTAATTTGTTAGGTATGCTGAAGAGGTTGTAAATGATCTAACTGGGTATTTAGGTCTTGCAGAGAGTCTAAATCTTTGTTTTCCGTTATCAACATAGTTACCTTTATTATTTGTTAGGTTAATTATTGATATACTATTAGAAAGAACTGATAAAGATCCTGTACTATATGTACTATCATCCCATTTGAATTCTAAAGATGGTGGGTAGATAGTATTCGTGTCTACGCCGTAGTATTTAAGACGGATAGAGGATGTAGTACTATACTCAAGACTATTAGGGAGTTTTAAAATAAACCCATTATTAGCTATTGCTCCTGTAGTGAATAGCTTTATCGCTTCTGTTACATTTATACTAACATCATTAGTTGAATTTAACCCATGTGATTGAGTAAATTCTAAATTTACACCATTAGATCCTGTATACCAATTTCCTCCTCCAGCTGTTGATCCAGATAAATAAGAACCGGTTGTATTTACTACAAAACCTGTTGTTGTCCAAGCTCCTGTTTCTCCTGCTAATTTATATTGCCAAGAAACTCCTGTTGTATTTGTTGGAATATCTCCAAACTTTCCTACTCCGTTATCCCATGCTCCATATACTGGATAGGCATAAAGATTGTAGTTGACTGGTATTTCATAAGCATCTGCTAGGTATAGGTTTAAACTAGCGCTATAAGTTGCTGCTCCTACTTTATTAGCTATTACATCTTGAATTTCAGAAGTACTATACTGTACCAATATACGGTTAGTTTCTCCTAGACCCGTAGTATCTGAGTATCCTCCGATTTCTATTATCTCGTCTTTACCTGCATTACCTGTAGGAACTTCTGATGATATAAACGTATCCTTTTCAGGAAATATTCTGTATACTGCCATGTTATAGTGTTGTTATTCTTCCTTTAATATCTGTATCTGGGTATTTTACTTCAAATATACATGGATCGTAAGATGGATATACTATATTATTCCTTGTTGCTCCTACTATATCGTATGCATATTGAGAGTATATCCCTCCTACACTGTTAATTGCCTCTACTTTTTGTACTGTTTGAACTCCTTTTTCTTGATCTAAGAGCGTGTATATGCTAGATAGGTTAATTGGTTGGTTAATATTCCATTTTGTAATATTAAAATAATCTTTTATTCTGTTTGTACAAGCAAGCAGTACATCTCTTCCTGAGAAGTTAGGTTTTACTATTATGTCAAAGTTAATACCGATATTTACTACAAAAGCATCTTTTATATTAAGAGCGTCTGTTAACATCATATACTCTGCAAGATATGTTTTTAAGTTATTCTTTAGTGTAGTTGTTGCAGGGGTTAGGTTTTTATTGTTATCATAAGCTAATGTATATATCGATAATGATAGTGGATTACTATCAATAATACTATCTGTAGCACTATTTGGATTTGTTAATTGATCTTGTGTTACATATACCTTTGCAATTGATCCGTATTTAGAATCCATTGATAGTGCTCTTACAGTGTAGTCTTGCAGTGTTACCGCTCTTCCTTGTTCGTTAAAAGCTCTCATTGAATTTTCTCTTAACTCATCAACTGTATCTCCATCTCTTCCTCCAGCTGCAGGTAGTACGTTATTAAATGTAACTGTCGATAATTGTGAGGCGTCTACTGCTGTTGGTGTACCGCTATATCCTACTAACGTGTTAATTGTATTTGCAGGGGCATTTGCTACTACTCCTCCTCCTACTAGGTACTTTATTGTAAGTGTTGTATTTGAAGGTGCGAGTCCGTAAGATCTTGTTGATAAAAAGTTAGAAGGATCGAATGCATAATCAATTCTAGAAATTCCTTGATTTGATCCTAATCCTACATTAGTTGGGTCGGGTGTTATTATTGAATCGTCCTGTCCATTAATTCCTGCTCCAAATTGTATCTGCAATTGTCCGTTTGCTGTAAACCTTGTTACAAACCTTCTCGGTACTTTTTGAAGAGCTAAACTGTATGGAACAACCTGTTTATCTGGTGTATTATTTGTATTATCTACAAAGATGGTATCTTGCCCTAAGAAAGGAACTTCATACCAAATATTACTATTACTATCTTCTATTGATTGAATACCAATAATATTTACATCGTCTACTGTAAGTGTCTTAAACTTCTCTACAGATGTAATAGTCTCTGTTATAGTCTTTACTTCTCCTGATATTGCTTTTGCTGTTTTTGTTAACCTAAACTGACTAGGGTTAGCTCCTGACAGGGTTTCTACTGTTACTTCTGTATTATCGTAAGAGCTTGAAAAAGTGAAGTCTATATGCTTATCTATAAAAAAGTTAACTTGATCTGCTACTGTTGACTTTAATCTTGTATAAGCCGGTATGTACAGTGCTTGATTCCAGTTAGGCTCTCCACCTACAGCTCCTACTATTTGAGATATCTCTAAATCAACCTCTGAAGGAGATGTTATCTTAGGTCTATATCCCATCATGTATGCTAGGTTGTATAGGTTAGCAGGATTTTTTGCATGCTGGAGATATGTTTCTTGTAGTTGCGTATCTTGGTAGAATGATAAAACATCTCCTACATATGCAGCCATCTCAATAAACATCATACCTGGTGATGAAGGTGAGAAGTCGTTATAAGTATCTGGAAAGTAGTTCTTAGCGTACTCTGTTAGTTGACTTCTAAAATCTCCAAAGTCTTTATTTACATATTTTATATCTCTATCCTGAGCCATTATTGTTCGAAGTTAATTAACAATTCGTCTTGTATGTTTGTTTGAGTGACGCTATATTTTATATAGACTGTTACTGTATTTGTATCTGGTGAGGTTGCTACCTTTATATCGTTGACTTGTAGATTTGGAAACCAGGTTGATATTTCTGTCCTAACTACTCCCTCTATCTCATCCTGTTTATCCACTGTTATTTGATCAAATAGCAATCTCCTTAGTCCTGCTCCTAGATTTGGATTCAAAAATCTCTCTCCTTTTTCTGTAAGAAAATGATTTACTAGATTAGATTTTAAAGCGTCTTGTGTTGTATAGGTAGAGTTAAATACAGAGGTAGAAGAAAAGGGGAGACTTACTCCAACGGCTTTTCTAGGCTGTAAATCTAACGGGTTTATTTGCTGTACATTAAATGCCATTATGCTCCGAATCTTTCTTTATCTTTCTGTACTGATGCTTTAAACACATCTCCTGCTCTCATCATAAAATCAAACTGAGTAATATCTAATCCTGGTTCTGGACCCTGTCTAAATTGTTCTAAACCTGTTTGCATTCCCATTCCTGGTGCTGATACCATGTCTGATGTTGCACTTACTAGGTTTTGATATTCCCCTTGAGTCATTGAATACTTCGTCTCGTTCATTAAATCCATAATTGGATTCCCCGTAGCAACTGGTCTAGCAACAACTGGTCTGTGTTCTGCATACTTTGTCGCAGTGCCTGCTAGTGTTTGAACTGGCTTTACCTCTTCAGAAAGAATTTTACCTAATTCCTCTCGAACTGCTTCGCTTACAGCTTCTTTGATTAATTTTTTTAATAAATCTAACTTCATATTAATAAATAGTTATGTTATAATAATTGATTATCTATTCTAAATTTTACCTCATCCAGTAACACCTGTGTTGATGAACTAAAGGAAGAAGGTCCCTTTAATATCACTATTCCCCTACTGTCTATTGCAGTTGCGTATCTTTTTGGAGCTATATTAGGGGAATCTGGATCTTGATTGATCGCTAATGTATATACCTTTCCTGTTGTATTACTTGTATGTATATAATTTGGATCAATATTTCCTTGAGCATCTGTTGGAGTTCCTTCTGATCCTGTGTTTTCCGGTGGCTGTGCGGTTGCTAATATTTCATTCAAATCAGTAGGATTACCTAAGCTACATTGTTCTATTGCTTGATCTATAGAGGTCAATCTATTTTTTAAGTTCTGTATGATAGGAGTTATTGATGCAATTGTTACTAGTATAGCGGCAGCGTCGCCTAGTAACTTATCTAATGTCTTATCTAGTGTTACTAAGGCTTTGCTGTACTTTGTTAGTATACTAATCGGAATACCTATTCCTCCTGACATTGGTGGAATAATTGCTGTCGGTATTGGGATGGAGGTTATTATCTTAATAGCGATCTTAACTATAGCGACAATTGCTAGTATCTGAGTTGCTATTGTAGAGAACTTAGATACTCGTTTTTCAAAACTAGATAAGTGGTTTATGAGGGTGTTCCTTATTTTAATAATCTTTTGCAGTTCTACTGGATCTGGACAATTATTTGAAAATTTATTTAATAGTGTGAGTACTTGAGTCTGTACTTGAGCTACTATCTTCCCACGTAGTCCACCTACTTGTATAGCTACTACTGCTGCTATCCCACCAGTTACTTTTCCAGTTACTTTACTTATAGCCTGCGTTTCTTTTATTGTCTTTTGAAGCTCTTTTGCTTTTTTGATAGCGTCAGCTGCTTTTTTCTTAGATGCCTCTGCTTTATCTTTAGCTTCTTCGTATTTCTTTTGAGCTTCTCTAGCTTTTGCTATAGAATCTTCCTGGTTCTGTACTTGCTCTGCCATTACTCTGTAAATACCTTTTTAGATTGAAATAACTTAATTTGAGTCTTTAAAGAGTTAACAACTGCTTGTAGTTCCGGACCTGCAGCATTTAACTGTACTACTGGGCCTCCTATTACCGATGTTGCAGTAGTCATAGCGATTGCTAGGTTATTTAGAGTATCTAATAAGGTATTAAGCCAATTCTCTAACTGTGCTCCAAGTATTACCGGCTCTTTACCTCCTGAAGTTCTAGCTGCTTTACCTAGGTATATCTTTTTTGAATCTGCACAGAAGTAATCTGTTGCATCTAAATTTAAAGTTCTTGCATTTAATCCTACTGATTCTTTAGCAGATAGTAGTATCGAATCTTCTTTTGCATTAAAAAAAAGTCTTCCTCCGTTTATAATTACTTGATTCCCTATATACTGGTCTGACTTTAGAGGAACTAAGTCGTAAGAATCTCTCTTTGTATTAGCTGCTACTAAATCGGATTTATGATCAGATAAGAAGTATAACGAGTTAGGGTCTTTGTTTATATCTTCTACAATATGATCTATCCCGTTATCTGTTTTGATTTGTCCATTACTTATTAATAAAAACGGTTTAGCATTATTAACTGAATCAACTAAAGTATTCTTAGGAGACATATTTCCTCCTATTCTTATAGACTGTCCTTGTCTTCCTTCTATTAATACGTCTCCTGGGTATGGATACATAGGATTTATATCTGCTAACTCTTTTACATCTTTACCTAGAATTGTGCTAATATCTGTGTTAGGTTCAGGTAGGGCATTGTGGTGACTACTTCCCCAGAGATTTACTACTGTTGAGTAATACACGTCTTTTCTACTTACGTTTGTTTGAATATCTGAGGTAGGTCCTTGTATTAACAGTACTACTTCGTTTAGTAGTGGGAATTGTTTGAAGTTGCTTTGTAGAGGTAGTGCTGGGTATTCAGTTGCTGTTGTTTCTTTCTCAGCTGTAATATCCCTGTATAAAATAGTTCCAATAGGTAAAGAGTTTCCTTGTGCATCTAGTATTTCTGTACTTTCATCTAAAGCTATTTTAATAACTCTTCCAAAAACAGGGGATGCTTGTTGAGATCCTCCTGCATTTTGAGACTGTACTATTCCCCCTATCTTACTTCCTAAGAAATAATTACCTGCTGCCATTACTCAGTATCTTTTTTACCTAATTGCTTTCCAAGCTCCTCACTCTGTTCCATCAGCTTTGCAAGCTCTTCAGGGTTGAAAAAGTCTGCTTCAGATCCTTTTGCTGCTCCTTCAAGTCTTTGAACAAGTGCTACCATTTTAATAAGATGTTCGTCATTCTTTACTCCAACCTCTAAATACTCTTTTATCATAGGAACAACTAAAGTTGCATCTCCTATGTTCTCAACAAGAGGTTTTAGTTCTCCAATAAGAGCATTAATTTGTTTGTCCTTATTTCGAGAATTGTCGTAAATTTCTTTTAAAACATCAGAAACAGTCTTTTTTCCGAATATTGTTGTCTCTAATCCCATAGTCTATTTATTATATAAATATCGAAAGATTTGTTATTGAATAGTAAATCCTGCTTCTTGGTAGGTTTTGTATATTCTATAAAATTCTTCCTTGAGTTTAGAGATTACCTTGGTAAGCGTAGGGGTTTCACAGTCGGTCATTTCTCTTATATAAATGTAGAGTGCTTTCTTTCGAAAGATTTCTAGATCATGACGTGTTTTGAATAGGGTAAGTGTAGCGTCTGCTACTTTCTGGTCTTGTTCCTTAGGAAAAAGCTCTTCTATACTTTCATAACTACTCTCAACAAAAAGATTTACTACTACTGCTAGAGTTATCTTTCTTTCAGAATCTGATGAACCTTCTACTTCGTAAGAATCTTCCATTTCTTCAAAAGATCCTACCTGTTTTAGCTTTTTATAGTTACGATTGTTGTAGTTTATAAGCCATCTCTTTACTATGGTTTGAAAGTATGAAAATGCTTTAGCGCCATTGGTAGCATCAAATCTGTGAAGCTTCTCTTCAACAAGCATACTAACTACATCTAACTTTAAATCTTCTATACTATCTACATCTAGGTAGTAAAATTTAAAAGTATGTATAATATTTTCTGCTAGCTTATAAAGCGGGTGGTATATCTCTTTCTTGAATACCGTATCTCGGAAAATAGGATCAGAGGATGCGTTGTATCTTACGATTGCATCCTCTGTCTCTTGTGTAAAATAGTAATTATCTTTATTCGGTGGCTTTGCCATAGTCTTCTGGGAGACGGAAATCATTTATTGTATCTTGTATTTCTTTCATGAAATTGAAGAAAACTCCTACTTCATCATCCGATCTAAATGCTCCTGACTCATCTAATTGTTCAACGTAAATTTTTGATTCACTAATAAGGTACGAAACTTTCCTTAGATAATCAACCTGGTACTCTAGTACATCTTCCTGCTTAATTACTTTACGGTTTAAGTTATATACTATATATCCTAATCCTAAAATAACTACACCTAATATTATTAATAAAATCTCCATTTTTTAAATATTTTTTACTAAATTCATTAATCCTTCTGAAGCATTAACTGTCTTACCTGTGCTTGCTTTAGTTTTCTCTGCTTTATTCTCTGTAGAACCTCCTGAGGATTTCCAAGTATCATATTCGATTTTAGAAGCTAGAAAGTCTGCATTATGAAGAATATATATTAAATTAGTTTTAAACTTAGCATCAGGGCTGAATGACATATAATAGGGCTTATTTACATCATCATACAGTCCACCATGTAATTTAATAGCTAGAAATTCTCTTTCAGTTAAAGCTATACCATATTGCTGAAGAGTGAAAAGGGAACGGTCTTGAATAAGCATGAATGTTAAATCCTTGTTAGGAGTATACATTTCATTTAATTTATCCTGTCTCCATTTATCTGTTTGTTGAATATAGTTAGGATTTCCTTTTGATCCTATCTTTCCTAAGTCGTGGTTAAGAGCTGCGAAAACTAATTCCTCATCAGTAAAATCTATAGAAGTACCCATCTCTTGCCATAACTGCTTAGTCTTTAAAGCACAATGAACAACACGGTTAACATGGTCGATATATCCTCCAGGGAAAGCATTGTGGTAGAAAGTTTTACCCGAAGCAGGAGCCATGATCATTTCATCGGCAAGGTCAAAGTAAAGAGCCTTTAACTTCTCTTTACGATCACCTGTTATAAAAGTATCTACAATTTTGAGATGTTTATCCCAATTCTTTTGTATTTGTTCTGCCGAAAGATTCATTAGTCTTGAGATTCGGTATTTAAAAGAGTTCTCATATCCCCTATTCTTTCTAATAACTCTGCTACTTTTGCATAAGCTTCGGTTTGCTCGTTACGATGAATATGATACCCTGCTTTTTTTACTTCGGATTCAAATCTTTCTAATTTTTCTTCAAATAAGGTTTTGTTTCTCATTTCTTTATTTTTAATTTATTAATATTTCTTTATACTTTATAAATCCATATAGGGGTAAGGTACGAACTTTTTTTTTGGGAAACAACTCCTGTCACTTTAGTGACGATTCGCCGCGCAAGATTTATATATACCTGCCTAATTTCTAATAAGTAATAGGATTTCCTACAGTAAACACTGCCCCGACCTCCCGAACCTTATCAAAAGCTGTTAAAGGATCAAGGGTGAAGAACTCTCTAGACCCTCCTCTATCGGAGGAAACCCTCATCAAGGAGAAGTGTTTATGTACGGCTTTCTCAACCCTAAGAGCGGTACCCTTCTTGAGGGGTAAAGCAAATTTTGGAACCCACTCCTGCACTGTCGCAGTAGCGTTAATTGATGTCGCTCTGCTATTGACATCGTGAAGAGTCATTCCTATCTTCACAAGTGAAGGATAGCCGGGATTGACCAAGACATACACATACTCTATGTTATCGATATTTTTAGAAGCAATATTTGAATTCTCGATACCTGATAAATATCTCCAGGAAAACACCCCCATTTCCTTATCCAGGTCATTAGCAATCTCTATTGAGTATTTTGCATTGTAGAATGAAAGGATTTTATCTGGAGATATATGCCTATTCTTTTCCTGTAGGGTTTTGAAATTTTGCTTCCACTGGATACCCTCTTGTCCAATAGGGGTGAGAGACTCTGGTGAAGCATCGATGATTGTTATTTGCCCTATAGACTCTAATTCCCTTGCCGTAGTTAAACTTATTTTATCTCTATACATAACTATTGATCTTGTTTAATAAGTTGTTTGATGAACATATACAGGACTATCGGCCAGAAGGCTATACTAGGTATATATTCCGGAAGGGTGAGGGGTTCCTGCCCCTGTATACGTCTAAGAAGCTGGTCAAAAAATATAGAGACTAGAATCCCTATTGCGAAATAACCTGTTAAATAATCATGCATAACCTTTTTGTTTTTAAATTCATATACCTAAATATAAGAACAATATACTAATCTACCAACTCTTTCTTAAGAAAAAGGTCAAAATATTTCTTTACTAAAGCACATTGTTCATAGTATTCTATTTTCTCAAAGAAACCTAGCATTTCTTCCAAGGCATATTTTATGGCCTGTAATCCAAACTCGTCTTGAAGTATATGGAGTGTATCTGAAGGTATTCTCTCAATTCTCTCAAGGTATCTCATCAAACCTAATAAGTACTTCAACTTCACACTCTCTCTTATTCTCTCGTACTGTTTTCCATACCTATTTGTATAGAGCTGGTCTATGATGAAATAGTTCTCCACACCCCTAACCACCATACCGAAGAGTATGAAAGAATTATCCAATACCTCCTCTAGGTTATTTTCTCTATAAATCTCTTCATCTCCTTGTGAGAATATCTCAAAAAGGCTGTTACTATCTAGCTTCTTCATCTTATATAAATATATAATGTTTGTATATTGAAAAAATTTCCGGAAAAATTCCTTTGAGTAGTTGGAAAATAGCTGGAAATGTTCTATATTAAATATAAGAAACAAGCACATAATAGTACAACATAAGAGGTAGGTTAGGGGTATAGGTGGTAACCGTGCTAGGGTTTAGCAGCTATATAGACCAAACTTAAAGAAGGAGGACACCTGGAGAGTGGTTGAGGAAATCTCTATACAGGTAATAGTGTATGGTGAGGACTAGGTACATTCTCAAACAACATCTTTCTTAAAGCTACATAGTATATATAAATATATACCCCCATACCTCAATTTTCATCAGAAATATACAACTCTACGTGGGCCCAAATACCCGAGTGGCTACCCGTTGAGGGAACTTAACTATCAAACTTCTCTCAACTTGACCTCACCTTGACGTCACCTTGCCCACCTCAAAAAAAAAAGAGGCCTAAGCCCCCTCTTTAAATTCTACCAAGTCTTCAAATTTGTATCTTACTACTACTCTCTTTTTCATTACATAGGTAAAGCCTGTGAAACTAGTCTTAGTAATCTTTGGAACATTACATTCATATTCATTTAAGACTATCCTCTCATCTATAGAAGATCTAGATTGTCTCATCATACATCCAGCATCCTCATTGTAAGAGTAAGTGCTAGCTCCTTTGTAAGTTGGTCCCCCTACCGTAAACATTGTGCCGTTTAAGAATTGTTCTTTTGTCATATTGTATCTTGTTTTAATTAATGATACCTAAATATAAGAACTCTTTTACAGAATAGCAACTCTTTTATTAACTTTCTTCCTCTACTAAATCCTCTAACCACACTCCGAAGTCTTGTTCGAATTGCCCATAAGGATCGTTCATTACATCTCTCATGTACCTGCTAAAGTATTCTTTAGTCTCTAATTCATCCCAACCGCACTCCTTACAAGTATTGATTATGTTCTGAGGTATTCTAATTTGTATTACCATCCTGTGATTACTTTTAAAGATTTAATATCTACTGAGATTAATTTATTGTCTTTTGTTCTTAGTACTGCTTCATCGTTCTGATCAAACATTTCGACTAACATTCCTATTACTATCTTTCCAAATAACTTATCTTGTCCTTGATAAACCATCCCTACCATCGGAGAGAAGATCTTAGCGACCTTCCTCTCCTTTCCTTTCCACATTCCTTTGATCTTTTGTTCAGACATCTATGCCACTTTCTCTAGTTC